TAACATTTACAGGATCAGGGAGTTACACAACATAATGGCTAGTTTTGCAAAAATAGGAACAAACAATAAAGTAATAGAAGTATTATCTGTTCATAATAATGAACTTTTAGATGCTAATGGTGTTGAACAAGAAGCACTTGGAATAGATTTTTTAACTAAATTAACAGGGTGGGCAGTTTGGAAACAAACTTCTTACAATACTTTAAAAGGAACTCACAATGATGGTGGCACACCTTTAAGAAAAAACCATGCTGGAATAGGCTATACTTATGATGAAGATAGAGATGCTTTTATTCCACCTAAACCTTATAATAGTTGGATTTTAAATGAAGATACTTGTCAATGGGATGCACCTATAGAATATCCTAGTGATGGAAAAAAATATAATTGGAATGAAGAAACTACAAGTTGGGAGGAACTAGAATAAATGTCATACATAGGAAAAATTCCAGCAACAGGAAACTTTGTTAAACTAGACACAATAAGTGTAGTTAATGGTCAAGCATCTTACACTATGCAAAGTAGTTCAGTTAATTTTACACCTGAGTCTGCTAATCACATGCTTGTTTCATTAAATGGAACTATTCAGGCTCCGATAACTGCTTTTACAGTTTCAGGAAGTACAATTACCTTTGCATCAAATTTAGTTACAGGCGATGTTATTGATTTCATAATGGTTTATGGAAATGTACTCGACATAGGTACGCCATCTGACAATACAGTTACAGCATCTAAACTAACAACAGATTCAGTTATAGAAGCAAAGATTCAAAATGATGCTGTTACTAGAGATAAAATAAATGCAATTTCAACTTCATCATTACCAAGTTTTGAAGCTAAAGGAACATCAGGAGTAACAGAGGGTTATATTCAATTAAATTGTGCAGAAAACTCACACGGAATTAAATTAAAATCTCCACCTCATAGTGCTGGTGCTTCATACACTTTAACTTTTCCAAATAATGATGGAAACGCAAATGAAGTTTTAACAACAGACGGTTCAGGAGTTTTAAGTTGGGGTGCAGTTAGTTCAGATTTTGTAAAATTATATTCTATAACAGCAAGTAACTCTAGTGCAGTTTCTTTTGACGGATATTTTTCATCAACTTATGATCATTATATTTTATATGGACACAATATAACTTTTTCTAGTTCAGGCGATATACAGTTTAGAGTTAGACAAAGTAATGCCGATGTAACAACAGATAACTATAATACTTCTGCTGGACAATCTTATACTGATACAAGCCCTACTCATTTATGGATAAAACCTGGCTCTGTTAATAGTGATACAGATAGTCAAGATAGTAAGTGGTACTTGGCAGCAGACGACAATTACGATAAAGCAGGTAATTTAAAAATTTGGTTGCCAAATCCTTTAAGTACAACACAACACAAATGGGCTAACACAGAATGGCAACATCAAACAAGTAATGGAAATGTAATACAAAAGTTTTTCGGAAATCATAGATTTAGTAGTAATTCTGCTTTGTCAGGTATATCTATTATGAACTCAGGTGGTAATACTTCAGGTAAATTTATTTTGTATGGAATTAAAGGATAAAAAATGAAAAAAAATATTAATGGTCAAGAAATAGAACTAACAACTGAAGAAGAAAATATTGTTTTAGCTGAAAGACAAGAATATTCAAATGGTGCATTTGATAGGAAATTAAATAAATTAAGAACAATTAGAAATTTATTGTTAGCAGAAACAGATTATTTAGCTTTGTCAGATAACACAATGTCAGAAGAAATGACAACTTATAGACAAGAATTAAGAGACATCACAGAGGGTCTTACAACAGTAGAAGAAGTAGAAGCAGTAGAGTTTCCAAGCAAACCATAGGAGTCTTAATGCAATTAAGCAAACATTTCACTTTAGAGGAGATGGAAAAATCTCAAACAGCTACAAGAAAAGGTATTAAAAATAAAGCTGGTTCAGGAGAAATTAAAAACTTAGGCGATCTTTGTTATGAGGTACTAGAGCCTGTGCGTGCGAAGTTTGATCGTCCTGTCACGATTACTAGCGGATACAGGAGTCCTGAATTATCAGAAGCTATTGGCAGTAAAGCTACATCACAGCACTGCTTGGGGGAAGCAGTTGACTTTGAAATAGCTGGAGTTTCTAATCTTCAAGTAGCTCTATGGCTTACTAATAATGTAAACTTTGATCAATGTATTTTAGAATTTTGGACAGGCGAAGCTAGTTCAGGTTGGATACATGTGTCATATAAAGATGGATCAAATAGAAAACAAGTATTAACATATGATGGCAAATCATATACTAATGGATTACCTGATGCTAAATGGTCAGGTGGTAAAATGCAAAACTAGGAGATAATATGCTTACTAAAAAACAAAAGAAACTACCAATGGCTTTACAGAAAGCTATAATGAAAAAAATGAAAAAGACTAAAAAAAAGAAAGCGAGAAAATAATATGGCTTATGGATATAGTATGAAACTAAAGAAGAAAAAGAAAAAGAAAAAAAAGAAGAAGAAATAAATGGTTAAAGTAGCATCTATAAAAGGTATCATTAAAGGATTAAAACCTGGTCAACAAAAGACCATGCGTAAGCACGCTCGACATCATAGTCTTAAACATATGCGATCAATGGCATTATCAATGAAAAAAGGTGCTACTTTTCAAACTGCACACACTAGAGCAATGAGGAGTGTTGGCAAATGAAAAGACGAAGAGTTGCTAGAGATAAAAAAACTAAAGTGCCAAAAAAATATCTTACTGGGTTATCTCGATCTCAAAAAGATAAAAGAGCTAAACTATTAAAACGAATGGCAAAATTATATAAATCAGGTGCTACAATACCTAGATCAATGTTTAAAGCGAGAGTAAGATAATGGCAAGACGACGACCTCTATCAGCAAGTGTTTTAACTACATTAAGAAATAAAGCAAAGAAAAGAAAAAATATTACATTAGGTCAATTAAGAAAAGTTTATAGACGAGGTCAAGGTGCATGGCTATCAGGTGGATCAAGACCAAGAATCCCTATGTCAGCTTGGGCAATGGCAAGAGTTAACAGTTTCTTGCGAGGAAGTAGAAAACATGATACTGATTTAAGAAGAAAGCGAAGAAAGTAATAATGAAAACTAGTAAAGAAAAATTTGTAGAACTTGATGGTAAAATTAAATTAGTAAATCAAAAATTAGATTTAGTAATTAAAAACCATCTTCATCATATGAAACAAGATATTGACCGAATCTTGTATGGACTAGGTGTTGTCGGACTTCTAGTTTTAGGTCAACTCCTTTACATTCTCACCAATTAGTTGTAAAAGCGTTATATGCGCTATAAACGAATCCTAGTCATAAGCGATATGCATTTGCCATATCAACACAAAGATGCAATAATATTTCTTAAAGAAATTAAAAAAGAATTTAAACCTGACTTCGTTGTAAACATTGGCGACTTATTAGACTTCCATGCTATTAGCATGCACTCACACGATCCTGATTTATATTCAGCTGGACATGAATTAGATAAAGCAAAAGAATATATTCAACAAATAGAAGATATATATCCTGAAGTTATAGAAGTAGATTCAAATCATTCTAGTTTAGTTTATAGAAGAGCATTAAAATATGGAATGTCAAAACAATTTTTAAAACCTTATGGAGATTTTTTAGGTACTAGAAAATGGAAATGGATTGATGATTTAACTCTTACTATGTCTAATGGACAAAGATGTTTTTTTACACATGGAAGAAGTGCAGATGTTCTTAAAGTATCTCAAACAATGGGTATGTCAGCAGTACAAGGACATTATCATACAAAATTTTTAATTAGCTATTGGGCAAATCCTGATAATCTATTTTTTGCAATGAATGTAGGTTGTTTAATTAATCAGAAGTCAATGGCTTTCAACTATGCCAAGAATTTTAAAACAAGATTTATTTTAGGTTGTGGAATTATAATAGATGGTATACCAAAGCTATTACCTATGGTCTTGAATAATAAAGGAGATTGGATTAATAAGATAGTATGAGCAAGTCTAATAAGCTTAAAAACACCCTTTTAAAGAGCCATACAGCCCCTTTAAACAGCGATTCTGCATTTTCTGAACAAGTTGCTGGTAATCACTATAAGAAGCTAAAAATTCAACCTTTAGACTATTCAATGGCTAATGATTTCAATGCTTGTCAAACCCATGCTTTAAAATATATAACTAGATATAATCTGAAATGGAAAGATAAGAAAGATCAGATTAAAGATTTAGAAAAAGCAAAACATGTTATTGATATGTTAATAGAAAAAATTCAGGAGAAGTAATTATGTGGTTGAATTTATTATCGTTAGGTATAAAGACAGGAGCAAAGCTCTATCAAAATAAACAAAGAACAAAAGAATTAATGTCTGATGCTCAAATGCACCATGCAGAGCAGATGGCGAAAGGCGAGATTGAATATAAAGCAAAAGTTATTGAAAGTAATAATAATGGGTGGAAAGACGAATTTGTTCTTATTCTCGTATCTCTTCCTATTCTTTTATTGGGTTGGTCTTGTTTTTCTGACGATCCTGAAATTCGTAATAAGCTAGACACATTTTTCGAATATTTTTCAAACTTGCCTTATTGGTATCAAGCAATTTTTATTGGCGTAGTTTCAGCAATTTATGGACTTAAAGGTGCTGACATAATGCGTAAGAAGTAGTAATCAATTTTAAATAATGCTATATCTATCTTATGATAGATGCAGTAATTACAGATTTAGAATTAGAGATAGAACAACCTCATTCAATCTATGGACATTTTGTATCTTTTACTTTTATAGATACAACGCCATCATTTCCTAAAGTTAATGATATGCTTAAACAAGTCATTGAAAGAGATGATGTTAGTTTAGTAAATTATAATTGGACTACTAGACCAATAACTAAAGATACAGATTTGTCTTATTATGAAATAGTAAAACATTAAGGGCGATTTCTCGCCCCTAATTAGATTAGTTTCTAGTTAACTTATCTGTTGCTAATTGATTAATGGATTCTTGTTTAAGATTCTCACAATAAGAATGTCCATTTTTTGCTTCAATCTTTTTAAGAAGATAATACGCTTTTCTTTTTCTATATTCAGCTCTTACCTTAATATATCTTTCATCTGACCGAACTTTCAATTTAGCTTGACTCACAGATAATTTTTCATTTTCTATTTTTTCATTATGTAGAAAATCAAAGAGTTCATCAACTTGATCTTTTACTTCATCATATTCTCTTTCTGCTTTTGCAAAATTTTTATCTAATGTATTAAGATAAACGAGAATCATTTCTGAATTAAAGACTTTAGGTCTTAACTCTATATATTTATCTAATGAATCATCACTCATTAATCGCCTAATTGATTTTCAAGTTCTTCAGGATCAAAATCAGTAGCTGGTCTTTGTGACCATTCCTGTTCTGATTGAGGAAGTTGATCGTCCATATCATTATTTTGTTGATAGGATTGTTTAGGTTGATTGAAAGATGGATTCTGCTTTCGCTTATCATAATAAGGAAATAGCTTCCAACCTTTAGTTCTGTTATCAAAAAAACCTTTCAAAACTAAATTTTGATTGTTTAAGATAACCTTTAAAATAACACCATCTTTTTTAGTTGATGTTATTTCTGCTGTTCCACCATTACTATCAGAACTATTATTATTATTATAACTTCGTTTCTGATATTGGTTATTGTACTGTGTCTTATATTGTGACATCAGATTCTCCTATTGTTAGTATTCAATACTTTGCATTTGTTCCATTAAATATTTTGCTCCAATGAAAGCACTGAACAGTTTTTTATTTAAAGGAATTTCCTTAATCTCTATTTCACTATCTTTTTTAGGTAATCTCACTATAAAAGATTTAGAAATTTTAGATTTAGTTTCTTCCTCATATGCAAATCTATAAGCATTTAACTGCAAAAAATAGTCAAATGTTATATGATTACTTGTTTTAATATCAATCAAAACAAGATTTCCTTTCTTGTCTTTTACAACAAGATCAAGAGTCCCAGCGTAGTTATATTTCTTACAATAGATTTTTTTCTCTATTTCTACTACCTCGAACTTTTGTTTATTCCACCAATCTAAAAATAGATTCCAACAATTTACTACTGCTGGATCAGATTGTTTAGGAATTGGCTTTTCTTTTAGATAGTCCTCAACTAAACCATGAACAACACTACCTACTAAAGCACCTTCATCTTTAAAAGTATCAGGTTTCTTTTTAGCAGTAGCAAATATTCTTTCTAGTTTTGCTCTATCTAATTCTTCTCCCATATCTAATTTTTCATTAATTAATCTTTTAACCTCATTTAAAGGTGTAGCGACTAACCAATTAATTAGCTGGGGTTTAGGTACTCCTCTTTGACAAATTCCTGTCACAGATTCAACCTTTTCATCATTAACATAATACATATGCTTATCGTCATTATAGCTTAATATTATATTATTTTTTAGTGGGTACTTTTTCCACATTTTTCCTCCTAGTTAAGTATAGAGTGTCCTCTATTTTTTAAGCATTGTCTATATAAATGTTCGTGTTTTGTATCAGCTGTTGGCGATTCAATCCAAAAAACAATATTACCTATAAAAGATGTATTGTTATCTGCTAATGTTTTACAATGTTGCAAATCATTAGTTATTTCATCTGATTTAGATTTATCAAAAGTACCACTTCGTCCAGCTGTATCAACGATAGGTTTATACGCACAATTTGTTACGAATATTAGTAAAAATATCCACCTCATTTTGTTTCCTCCTTTCCTCTTTTAGTTTGATTTTATATTCCCTTATAGTGTTAGCTTCGATTTTAGGCATAAAAGAATATACCTCATCAAAGTATGGATTAGTATCTCCGAATGACCATCTTCTTCGTTTAGATACTTTTGTTATTAAGTCTAATCGCTTTTCTTTTATCTTATCGCTCTGACTCATAGTATTATAGCTCCCATTACAAAACCTAGTACAAAAGCAATTATTGATATAACAATCTCTGTCCTATAATAAAGACTCTTTGTAGCTAGGTCTTGTTTCCATTTTTTATTATTAATAACGAATTTACCTAAAATAATCATCTTTCTACTTCGATAAATTCTACTGTTAATTTAACCTTATGATCAAAATGCTCGATTGATTCACTATAACTTTCTAATAAAGGTATTAATTTTTTTAGAGTTATACCTTGTGAATTAAAGTGATGTTCAACTTCTAGCTTTTTTGATTTCTTGCCATCTTGATAAGGTTTGTTAAGTGTTACTATATCTGCTTCATCTAAATAAAATGTCATAATGATCTACACTCCTCTAATGTTTTTTTATTTGATTCAAAATACTTATCCCTTTCTATTTTATATATTAGTGGGGGACAAATAAGTCTATTGTTTCCAGCACCTTCAAGAACTAATGGATATTTTAATCTTAAATTGATTAATTCATTAATATCAACATATCCATATTCTTTATGACTCATACAACATAAGCCAAAAGCGATATTCGTTTCAGGATTTAATTCTGAAAGATACCAAGTTTCATTACCAATAGGATTAAATAATTTAACAACTACTTTAAAAGATTTAGTTCCATCTTGTTCTTTATGATTTTTAACTAATCTATTAAAGATTGATTTTGTAAATAATTTCATCATTCCTCCTATATTTGTGATGATTTAAACTTACAATTAAGGAAATCTGTAATCTCATAATTTTGTCTATATATGAAATTGATTGTAGTATTTCCATCTGCCATTTAGATAAAATGTAGTAGTTACTTTTTTCATTTATCCTCCGATTTAATGTTTATGTAGATAATTAAATGCTTCTGATAATGATTTAAAAGCATCGTCATAAATAAAAATTCCTATATCTTTATAAACTTCAAAGTGTCTAGGAACTATTATATCGTGACCATATCCATCTTTTTGATTATAACCTCTATCAGCAATTAGAAACATTTTATGATTATCTAATTGGATAAGGTATTTTTTTGCTTTATCAGTTTTACAAATATATTCTTTATAAAATCTGAAACCTAAAGTTTTAGCTTTTTCGCTATAACCTGATTGTTTTGTTTTTGTCATTGTTTTCTCCGATTTGTTAATTGACATATAAAAAGGTTATCAAATTTAGAATCAAAGAAAAGCCAGTAAAAACTCAATAAAATCAACGCTTTTAGTCGTATTTTTTCATCTAATAGTGGAAAAACTACTAAAAAACCAAATCAATATATAGTTGAAATTCTTTATAAAATTTTTTATAGATTGCAGATAATGTTTAAATCGGTTAGTTATAACTTTAGATCAGATTTTTTTCCCTCTTTTAGAAAACGAATCTGTTCCCTTCTAGGAATGGGGCGAGTTTCCGATTTCTCGCCCCTCAACAATCAAAAGGAAATAATATGCAAGAACGATTACAAATAGCTCAAATGCTATATGCACAAAGAATGCTTAAGAAAAAAACTCAAACACAATGCGGACAGAAACTAGGAGTTACATTCCAACAATTTCAAAAATACGAGAAAGCAGATAATGGGATCCCTAGTACAAAGTTATTATTATTCTGTAAAAAGTTTGGAGTTAAATTATCGGAATTTCAAGATGGCGATCCTTATTCAGTGATAGAAGCTGCACCTATTCACCCTATGAAAAAGGAAGAGTGTTTTGAAAGGTTAAGTCAATTAGAGACAAAACTAAATAGAAAGGAACAAGATGATAAAAGTAGAAGTGAAGAAAGTATGGCTGGGCAAAGTATCAGTTAGAGAACACATCTATAAAAAAGCTTTGCGTCTTAAAGAATCGTTAGGTATAGTACATGAAAAGGAATATATGTTTATACCTTATGCAAATTTAAAGAAAGCTAGAGTCTATACTGATCAAGTCTTTAAATCTAAATTCAATGACAAAAGTTATAGATTAATAGATTTTGAATGGAAACCTTGGAAACCTGAAGATAACAATCAAGGTAGGTTAGTATGAGTGATGAAAATTTTTTAGATATTCCTAAAGAAGATGAAACTCAACAACCAACTCCTGAAGAACATTATTTTTCTCGATCTAAAAATCAATGGATTATGGTTTCTGATATGACAGATATGCATGTTAGAAGAGCATTTAAAAGATTGTTAAGAATGATTAGATTAAATCAATTAGT